GTACGACCCCGTCGGTTGTCGTTGGCGTTGCCCCAAGTGCGGACTCAAGTCATCGTGCTGCGAGGGTGAAGCACAAGATAGTTGCACACACAACGATTGATGTGTAAAGTTCTCCACGATCCCGAGTGGAGGAACCGACCAGTAATCCCCCTAGCTGGTTGTGTATAAGGGGCGACCAACAACTATGCAGCCATCACGGTCCTCCGCCGTGGTGAGGGCAAAAAGGAGAGTGCCATATGTCCCAGATCGAAGATTTCGACTACGAGGATGACGACTTTGCAGACCGCAACCCTTTGCGGAATGTGAACAAGAAACTGGAGAAGGAACTTGCTGCTCTGAGAAAAGAGCGTGAGGAACTGCTCGCAGCCAAACGAGAGAACGCTTTCATCAAAGCGGGCATCGACCCGAATGATGCGAAGTTCAAGTATTTCGTCAAAGGCTACGACGGTGATCTGACTCCAGATGCCATCCGAGAAGCAGGGATTGAGGCGCAGTTGATCGCCCCACCGTCGCCGGTGTCCGCAAGTGCGGACGAGCAGGCTGCGTGGAACCGCACCGCCAAGGTGGCTGCGGGAGCCAATGCAGCACAAGCACCAGTCGATTGGGCAGCGCGAATCAACGCCGCCGAATCCCCCGCAGAGGTCGAAGCGATCATGGCAGAGGCACGAGCTGCCCTCGGGTAGCGAATACCCCCAAATCACTTCAACCCTGAAAGGAAACCCAAGTGGCCGGAGAAACAACCACCTCCTCACTTTCGGTTGACCAGACAGCATTTGATCGCCTTGCGTACTTCGCTCTGCGTTCGGAACTTCTGTTCGACCAGGCTGCCGATGTGCAGCCGACCCAGCAGTCCATGCCTGGTTCTGCCGTCACGTTCACGATTTTCGCGGACATCGCGGCTGCCACCAGCACCCTCAACGAGGTCACCGACGTTACCCCGACCGCTCTGAGCGACTCGCAGGTCACCGTCACCCTCGCCGAATACGGCAACGCTGTCGTCACCACGGCCAAGCTCCGTGGCACGTCGTTCCTCGACGTTGACGCTGCTGCTGCGAACATCATCGGTTACAACGCTGGCGACTCAATCGACCAAGTTGTCCGTGAAGTTCTCGCCGGCGGCACGAACGTCGTGTACGCAACGGGTGGCGCAAGCGACCCGACGAGCCGTGCAACGGTCGGCAGCGACGACACGATCACCGCGAACGACGTTCGCAAGGTCGTGGCCCAGCTCCGTGCAGCCAACGTCGCAACCTTCAACGGTGCGTACATCGGCTACATCCACCCTGACGTGTCGTTCGACTTCCGTTCGGCAACCGATGCGGCTGGCTTCCGTAGCTCGGTCCAGTACACCAACGCGATGCCCTTCTACCAGGGCGAGATCGGCACGTTCGAGTCGGTCCGCTTCATCGAAACCCCCCGCGCCAAGGTGTTCACGAACGCCTCGGACGGCTCGGGTTCTTCGACTGGTTCCAGCGCGACGGTGGACGTGTACTGCACGCACATCATGGGCCGTCAGGCTCTCGCCAAGGCACACAGCATCACCGATGGCAACGGCTCCATGCCGAAGATCGTTCGCGGCAACGTGACCGACCTTCTCATGCGCCTCCAGCCGATTGGCTGGTACTGGCTCGGTGGCTACGGACGCTTCCGTGAGGCAAGCCTCCGCCGCATCGAGTCGGCCTCGAGCATCGGCTCCAACTGACACGACCAATCCGTGTAGCATCGGCCCCCTGCGCGAGCGGGGGGCTTTTGCTATTATCACGAACGAGGTAACCCATGTCGATTTCCAACTACGCCGAGAACGCTCTGCTTGACACGCTTCGCAATCAGTCGTTTGCGGTCACCACAACCTACGTCAAGTTGCACACCGGTGACCCTGGTGAGGCTGGCACGTCGAACGCTGCAACGGAGACAACCCGCAAGTCGGTGTCGTGGTCTGCTGCATCAAGCGGTTCGATGGCTTCGTCGGCAACGCTGGAATGGACGAACGTCGCCGCGACCGAGACGTACAGCCATTGGTCGTTGTGGGACAACGCTTCTGCTGGCAACTGCTTGTGGTCGGGTGCGTTGTCATCTTCGGCTGCTGTTACGGCGGGCGACACTTTTCAGATCACATCGCTGACGCTGTCGCTGGACTAGCGGGGTAGGCGGTGGCTTCGCCGCTTGACAGGCTCACAGACTTCACCTTCGGGTTTGTCAATGGTGGGCAGTTTTACCTTGGCCCGATCAAGGATCGTACGGCCACAGGGTCTGGTACTGGTTCCGCGACGACGGTCAATGTCGTCATCAAGTTCCGCACCGCGACTGGTGCTGGTGCGGGGACACAGTCTGCTACTGGGGTGCATATCGCCCCGCGTACCGCAACGGGTTCGGGTACGGGATCTGCAACCGTTGCAGGTCTGCACATTGCGCCGAGGACGGCCACAGGATCTGGCACGGGATCGGCTTCGGTAACAGGTGTCCACATTGCGCCTCGAACGGCGACAGGGTCTGGGCAAGGTACGCAGTCGGCTGATGGGCTGCACATTGCTCCGCGTACGGCGACTGGTAGTGGTACGGGTGCAGGCGCAGCTGTTGGGGCTATCGTCTACGCCCGTACCGCTACCGGCTCGGGGACTGGGTCGTCGTCGTCTGTCGAGGTCATTGTTGTCATTCGTACAGCCACGGGTTCGGGGACTGGGTCGGCAACGGCGGATGGTTCTTCGACTCGAGCCAGGATGGCCACAGGGTCTGGAACTGGGACATCGGCTGCTGACGGACTGCACATTGCCCCCAGAACGGCTTCTAACGCCTCTGTAGGCTCGTCTGCTGCGTCTGGGCTACATATTGCGCCAAGAACTGCCACGGGATCTGGGGCAGGCACACAGGTCGTTGTAGGGGCGAGGGTCGTTCGGGTGTCGGGGACGAACACGGGCAACGGGTCTGGCACGGCGGTGTGGGTCAAGTCTCGGATCTTCCGCGTCCCCGCCAAGCAGAAGGTGGGCTACGCCCAGAGGCTCGGGGAAACCGACGCGGACCGGCTGTTCTCGTTCACACCGAAAGGTCTGCGGGCTGACAATTTGTACAAGTTGACCAACGGGACGTACACAACCACGGATCCCCGTCGCCCCGAACTTGTCGTCAAGGTCTACTACGGTGGTCACGACATTTTCTTGGATGACACCGAAGTGGGAGAATTGACCGCAGCGGGTTACGGAGCGTACATCACCTAATGGCTACATTCAGACCACCAACCGACAACTTTGTGGCATTCGTACTGCCAGAAGATCCGAGTGGGGCTTTCCCACTTTCCCTCGATGAACGCTTCGCCAACCAACTGGGTTACCACATCCGCAATGCGTCTCGCGGTCGCAACATCTACAAGCTTGTTGACGGCACCTACACCGACGGACAACCGTCCGACTATGACCTGATCGTCAAGGTCTATTATGGGGGCCACGACATCGAAGTGGACGAGCAGGAGGTCGCTGACCTGACTGCTGCTGGATACGGGGCATACATAACGTGAAGCATCAAGAAGTGCATCCCAACCTGGACGTGGAGGGCTGTTTTGGTTGCAAGGTTGCTGGCATCCGCATGGGTGCGAATACGACAACAAGTCGAGGCGCGGTGGTCGATGAGATCAACAAGCGTGAGCGTGGCTGGCAGCAAGATATGCCGGCCTACAAGAGACTACGGCAGAACGGGTTGCAGCCGAAAAAGATTGACGGAGCCGCCGAAGTGGAACGCCGCGCAAAAGAAGCGTGGCAGGTAGAAACCGGCATTCTGCCAACCCGTTAGGCTTCGGGGAATCCGCCCCTGAACACGGCTCGCGGGATCTGCACACCCGTGTGTTCGGTAATGAAGTCAAGAAAGTCGTACACGATGCGTGGGTACAGACTCATGTGCGTTGCGATGGCTTCGCTGTCTGCCTGAAAAATTGACGGGTGGTGGCCGACGATGACGGTCGGTTTGGCGACAACGTGAACAGGTTTGTCAAACAGGTTTTGCAGCATTCCGTAGTGGAAACCGTAACGGGTGTCAAAGTGCGACAGGCAGCTATCAGCGGACCAAGCGTCTCGAGGGAACGTGTTGGTTGAAATGAGGCTGTGGGCTGGGATGATCCATCCTTTTCGTGTCGCCAGTAGGTGTTCGCAGAAGGCTTTGTAGTTCGGGTAGGTCACGCCCATCGGTATGCGCCAAGTGTCAGATTTTGGTACTTGGAAGATTAGCCCAGGTTCTGTGCGTATTGCGGCCAGCGTTGTGGAGATCGCGTCCTCGGTAAGAACCTCGTCGTCGCCGATCACCCACAAATAACGTCCGGTTGTCGAGACTTGGCACATGGCGATGTTCGCGTCCCCACCGACGTTGTAGAGGTTTTCGCGGTATTTCACCCAGTCAGGCAGAACATACGGTTGTGACGATTTGTTGACCGATACGAACACTTCAACTTCGTCAGTCATCTGTGGTTCAATGCTGGCAAGTAGATTGTTCAGCAATTCTTGGCGTTCCCATGTGGGGATGTAAATCGAAAGGGTTTTCTGCGGGTCAGTCATGGCTACCAACTATCAGCATTGGGGCGGGTTTTCGGACGCTCGGTTTGGGTACGGCGAACAATGGCACGGCTTTACGTCGCATATCCCAAACGGTGTCGTTCTCCACGATAAAGCATCGGTGTCGGTTCATATGGGCATCCCCCAGTCGTGCCACGGTTGGTGGGCTGGCCAGTTCCGTGTCCTGAATACCATGTGGGAAAGCGACAGAATCCCGTCAAGTTTTCTTCGCTATCTGCCGCTGTACGACATGATTGTTGTCCCGAACGAGATTGACCAGGAACGGTTTGCCGAGCATCACCCCATCGTGAAGGTTGTGCCGCTGGGCGTAGACCGTAAGGAATACCCTGCGATTGAGGTGCCGCGT